TTAGATACGAACGCTTCATTGTATCTCTTTACCTCATTCATCATAGTAGAGAGAGGGTAGCAACGTTTGTTGCGATTGACCACCTCTGCCTGTAAAAATGGACCTTGTATGTAAAGAGTTTTCTTTCCGTCTTTCTCTTCAGTAAGAATATCTACTGATTCTATTTCTTCTGAAATTAACTTCATGCTATTCCTACCTCGTGTAAACGTAAAGTGCTACCTGATGCTGTCTCAGGTGCTAGTCTGAAAATCACTGACTTCGATAGAACTGCTGTTCCAGTGAAGTCTGCTAAAGATGAAGTGTTTGCATTGACTGTAAGAGTTGTCTTAAAGTCATTTGTTCTTTGAGGATCTGACTTAGCAGTTACCTCAACATGTGCAATTGTACTATTGTATGTTCCAACTGAAGACCCAGAGAGAGTCACGTAGTCTCCTACCTGTATCTTTGTGTCTGTATGGTCAATAGTGAGGACTGATGTTGCCCCCTTTGTGATTGCAGATACTGGTGCGTTTGCTGGATGTCCATAACGATAAAGGAATGATGTTCCTTTTGCTACATGGAATGATCCGACACCTGCTTGGTTTGCTGTATTGCAAACTGCAATGTTACCTGCTGCTCTAGCATCTGAACAGACGACGTATAGTAACCCCGTTTTTACTGTCTGTGCTGATGTAACAGCAGACGTTGCATTGGCACTACCAAGTTCTCCAATATCCGATACTAATTTAAGTGATTGGCACGTCATTTACTTCTGTTTCCTGTTCAGGTTCTTGTTCAGTTTCAGCGTTTGCTTCTGGCTCAATACCATCACCTACTTCTGGTAGAGGATCTCCCTCTTCTGGTTCACCAAATAAACTTTTGGCAACCTCAGGTGCAGCTGCATCCACAAACTCAGCAGACTTTGCAAACATCATTTGTTTCAAAGCATCAGATACTTCCGTAGACGGAGCATCGTTCGCAATCATATCTATAAATTCAGCAGAATCCATTCTTATATTATAAAACGCTAGTTGTATTTATAAAGTTTATTATATCGTCAGCAATAAAGGGTTGTGATAACAAATCTGGATGTGCGTCATAGGGTGGTCTAGTGCCACCAACAGGATCATATTTTCCATCAAATATCTTTGATGTTATCATAAGATCGTAAGATAATTTTGTATCATGCCAACCACTCATAAGCACCAGTGGCACTTTGTTAACAGCACATATACATTTCACAGACTCATATACCATCTTCTCCATAGAGTCTCCATATGCATCATGATATACCTGTTTGTAATAGGTATTCCAAAACCAATTCAAATTATAGATCTTCTTAGAATTTTGAGATATTGATGGAGATATTTTTTGAAAGATATTACCATCATGATACTCAAGTCGCTCTGGCATGGTGAGTTGTATAATAGCAAGATCATAGTCTTTGATATTATGTGTGGTAAGTTGTCTTAGTATGCGTTGATTACTACCTCCACCATCAGCATAATTATATTCTTCTGCACCTAATTCATCACATAATATTTTTGACCATCTATCTGTCTCCCAGTTCTTACCAAGGAAAAGTCCTCCCCTTGTCATAGAGCATCCATCAAAGTATATCTTCATAGTCTATTATCCCTCTTACCTTTTGATGCAACATATTCTCTTGCTATATTGGTGAGTGTCTTGTAGTTTGCTCTTGCAGTTTTTTTATCTTTCAATGTTCTCATTTGTTCAACGGAGGGGTGTGTTACGAGTCTTGAGAGCATCTTATCGACATGAAATGTTTTTGTAAAATCACCTTTATCTAAATCGAAGTATTCAAATTTTATATTTGCTTGATGAAGTTTCTCTGCAATCTTGTAGTTTGCTTCAAAAATATTTTTATCGAGATGCCCCCATATTTTTTTCTTGTCATTCTTATAGAGAGCAAAAACATCTAGAGTCGTATGATCTTCTCCTATCAGATCAAGTAAGTTCCTAGCATTCTCTACCAAGTCAGATTTGTAAGGCACTATGTTGACATGCTCTTTATATTTCTCAGATATTTCTACACCATCGAATGAAAAATTAGATTGACGTTGATGTGGAAATAGCAAAGGACATTCTGGAACATCATCTAGTGTGACCTTATCAAGATTCCCATCTTTATTCCTTTGATCTTTTAAGATATTAAAATACATCAAAGTGTCTTTATACTTCAAGTCTAAAAATTTTTCTCTATCTTTACTATCATACTCCAACTCCTTTCCTCGATATTGCAACGGTTTCCACAAAGTATTACCACCTATCGCATGGTGTGGTATTTTAGTAAGGACTTTTAAGTGAAAACCTTTATCTTCACTATACTTTATATCTACTTCACCATCCCGTGTTATTCCCACATATTCTACATCCCTTGTAACTCTACGTGCACGATGCAATTCTTTTGTGCCTTTGTATCGATGAAGAATATCTATCTCTAGAGTGCGATCCCATATCAACCGTCCATGTCTTTTCTTTCTTGCATGTCTTCCTAACCAATGACACTGTCCTGTCTCATGAGTTATGACATAATCGAACATCATACAGTAAGGTTTATTATTATATTGCAGCAGTTTCTTAATATATTTTTTGGCAGCAAAGTTGCCACCCCAATACACTAGCATATTATATCTTTGCTTTCTTTATATCTATGCCAGGTGCTTCTGTTTTACCTCCATTCTTTTTATTATCAAGGTTTGGTTCTGATGGATTCTTACCTAAGTTGCCCTGTCTTTGTGCCTCTGCATCTATTGCACCTTGCATCATCTGATTCTGAGTTTCAAGTGGTACACCTATACCTGCCTCATTCTCCTCTTCCATTTCCTGTGCCATCTCTTCTATCTCTTCGTCTGTCTGACGTAGAACCTTACGCTTTACATAGTCTCTTGAGTAGTATGTGCCGATGTATGGTTCGATAGCAACCATGATATTGAGACGCTCGGTCATCAACTCGTGGTCTTTGAGTTCTGCAAAGTGATTATCATACTTATAGTCAAACTGTATATGCTCCGACATCTTCTCGAAGTCTTCTGGAGTGACAATGTTCTTGAGTATAAGTTGAGTCTTGAGAAGATCTATGAATAATCCACTGAATCTCTTACGTAATCTACCTACAAACTTACTGAACATAAGTTCGTCTCTTAGTATCTCAGATGATCTACCTAAGTTGAATCCACCTTCACCACCTGCAATGCGTGACTCAGGTACATTGAGCGAACGATATAATTTTTTCTGGAAGTATTCAATGTCAGTAAGTTCTCCAAGGTTCTGACCACCAGGTAATGTGGTAATCTCAGTTCCTCTTCCACCTTCTCTTCTAGGTAACCAGAAGTCTTCAAGCATAGACATGAACTTCTTGTCGTCCTTGATCTCACCAGTGTTAGCATCATATACTAACTTGTTTCTGTAGCGAGACATTACGTCACGTAGATACTGCTCTGCTTTTACCTTAGGTAAATTACCAACGTCAATATAAAATATTCTTCTTTCTGGTGCTCTTGATAGTCTGTATATAACGAGAGAGTCCTCGATCATACGTAACTGGTTTAGACCTTTGATTGCCTTATGTAAGTAAGACAGTGTAATCTTCTTGTTTCTATCCACTAGACCAGAGTGTACATGAGTGATAGCATCCTTTGCTATTCTTACGCCCTTACCAGCAACTGATCCATACTTCTGTGCCATACCCTGTGGATAGTAGGTATAAAATTCCTCTATCTTAGTATCTTTTGTTATAGTTTGTTCACCTGAGTATGGTAAAACAGGTATTCCTTCTGCTCCTCTTGCACCTTTTTCTTTAGTAGGTTTTACTCTCATCAATTTGAGTTTTAGAGAGTCGATATATCTTACTTCTTGTATACCCTCATCAGGTTTCTGTACATCAATTACCTTGTGATAATATAATCTTCCGTCAGTATACCAATTTCTAAAGATCTCGTGTGCTTTTTTATCAAACTGTAGAAGGTCTTTGACTCCTTTGAACTCATCTCTTACTAATTTTTTGAGATTATCACTTACGTTTAAATTATCTAAGTTTATTTCTACTGGACTATCATTACTATCAGATACAATTGCTTCATTTACAACGTGTTCAATAGCAGTGTCACACTCAGGGTGTAATGCCATGTCACGGTATCTCTTTATAACATCAAACTCTGTACGAAAGACTCCTTCTATGTCAACATACTGACCATAGAATCCTGACGATAGAAAATAATCAGCCCCGTCCTCGTTATTAGGAGGAACTGGACTGATTACACCTTTCTTCTTCTTATCATTGGGATCCTCAATCGAGAACCCAAAGAGTTTTGCCATAATTTATTCCCTGTCTTTCTATGTATTATACCACAGAATCAGTGTTTCTGCCATCATATGCTTCCCACCATTGGACTTGGAGGGTAACTTGGAACTCTTCAACTGTGTCAGCTGTGTCGTATGACAGTTCTATTGGACTTACAAGTGAAGGCCAGCAACCGTGCATCTTGTATCTACGTAAGACTGGAAGTGTAGCACCACTTTGATCTCCACGAGTGTTTAGATCAGTGTTTGCTCTTCCTAACTGGTTTACTACCCAATCAGTAAAGTAATCTGTTGGATTGATTGTACCAGAACCGTCAGATACTTTGGTAATGAAGTTTGCCCATCTCTCAAATGCTTCTCTGAGTTTGAAATCACCGTCGTTGATGACTGTGATTGTCCATGGGTCGAACCTTCTGTCACCTGCAACCTTGAGTTGTCTACCTCTAAAAGGAACAACAACCTCCTGTATGTTAGATGCAGGTAACTGTGCCCCTTTGATCATCATGCGATGAGTCGTGTTTTCAATCTCATCATCAAAGATTCCCTGTCCTGAAGGGAAGTCCATCTCAACCTCAAAGAGGTTAGGACGAGCACCACCCTGTACAAGTCTTGCCTTGAATGAATCAATTGATCTTTCGTTGTTGGGAACCGAAAAAATGTTTCTGTTTAATGCCATAATTGTGTGGGTCTCCTATTACACAGTTCCTACAACTTCACTGAAGGAAACTCCAGTTCGTGTAGCAACAAATGTTAGACCAATGAAATTGATTGATCTTGCTGGTTTCACAAAGATGTCAGCAAGGAACTCATTACGATCAATAACATCTGGTGTATTATTTGTCTCATCACATATAACGAGGAAGTCTTGAAGACCTCTCTTCGCTTGAACATCCCTTAGGAATGGTTCAACAATGTTGATGAAGTTTGATCTTGTACCTGCGTCGTTGAGTTCAAATAGAACTGACTTAGCAGCGTTCTCGATTGCTTGTTCGATTGTGATGAACAGTCTTCTTACGTTGATTCTGTCAAATGCAGATTCAAATGCAAGACCTGTCTTGTCTCCAAACAAGACGATACCGTCGCCTGGTTTTGATGTGATTGGGTTGACTCTATTGGAGTACAACTGATCTCTAGCATCTTTGCCAGGATTGAATGCTAGTTTGATAGCAAAGTTCAATCCACCTCTGGTTGTACCTGCAGGTGAGAACCATGGGAAGAAGTCTCTATCTGTTCTTACCATACAACCTGCTACATCAGATGATGCTGGCATGTAGATAAACTTCTTATTGAATCTATCGTACACATACTGATATCCAGAATCGAATACCACATATGAGGATGATGAAAGAGGTGAGAAGAATGATAGAACGTTAGATAACTGAGTTGCAGAGTCTGTGACATTTACCACAGAACCTCTGTTTGGTGATATCACCGCAATACAGTCTTTCCTACCTTCTGCTAATTGAATTAGTTTATTTGCTTTTGCTTGTTCTTCTTCTTTTGAACCAGAACAACCACCTTGTAATAAGAATCTGATGTCACTGTCTACAGGATCTGTAAACTTTTCATAAGAAGTCAACACATCACCTAGTGGTGCATCGTAAACACCGACTCCAGTGTAATCTAGTCCACCTGTTAGTGAATAACCTTGGTTACCGATAGAACTGAACTTGATGTTCTTAGCGTCCTGACCCCATGATCCTTCAGCAGATGTAATGGATGTGAATCCAGTTGTAAATCCACCTGGTAGAACAAGTGTACCGTGATGTGCATCGTCTGCTGCAGTTACATGCTGTCCAGAGAAAATATACTCTGAGTTGTTTGCTAGGTAATCTTTGTAGAATATTCCTTCATTGCCAGATGCTACTCCGTCTTTGGCTTTGGATAAGTTTGGAAACTTTTCCAAAACTGATCCGACATTTCCAGTGACTCCACCGCCAGCGTCAACAACAACAACGTGCAGAGCATCGTTTGTTCCATCTCTATTGGATACATAATTATTTGTCCTTGGCTTGTTGAGTACAGATCTCCATGAGATTGTAGCAAAGTCACTACCACCGTCTGCCACACTTGTTAGTATGTTTTGACTGTTGTACCAGTCAACAGATGTGACTGTTGATCCTTTACCTACAGTTGATCCTGAGTTGTTCACAATGTTGAGCATCTCGCCTGTCTTGAACTCAAACTGTGAGTTCTGCTGATACTCTACTAATGTTTCTGTGCCATCAATGACTGTGCTAACAACCTTTACATCGATTGTTGTGGCAGTTTTTCCAGTGATAACACCTTTTAGAATACCTGACGCAGCAGTGACTGTACCAACACCAATAGTGTTTCCTGTCAAGAACTGTGTTACAGCAAATCCAACCTTAGTGCTCGCTCCTGATAGTGAACCAGTCTCAAGTGTTGGTGTTATTGTTTGATCAGCAGCATTGTCGATGATTGCTACCTTTACATTTTCTGACCAGTGACCTGGATTCTTTGCTGCGAAATACCAAGTAGTGTCATCTGCTTGGTTATTGTTATAATCTTCTAATCCTTCGAGTAGAAGAGTAATACTTGCAGAACCTACAGCAGCATTTGCTGTGTTGAGGTCACCACCTACGCATCTTACTATGTCTAACTTACCACCGTATGATAAGAAATTTGATGCTGCATACCACGTTTCATAGTGATAATCTGTGGTACCCACTCCTGGTTTACCAAATATTTCAACTAAATCATTCTCATTGTTTACTCTGGTGATTTCGTTACAAGGTCCCTTTGCGAAGGGAGCAGCTAGCCCACCAACAACATTGAGAGTAAAATCTACTCCGCCTCGTGTGAGGTCAACCTCTCTAACTGAAATACCTGGAGATGCAAGTCTTAATGCCATTCTAACTCCCTATGGGTCCTTCTTTTTAGACTGAAATTATTTATAAAAAAGACGGTCTTTCCATGCTTTAGGCACTTTATTGTACTCATCGTATATCCATCTCATGTTATCGTAAGCGAGTTTCCAAGTATTTTTATCAAGGTCACACCACTGTGAATACATATCATCTTTCATCTTAGACAATCGTGTTATCTTACTATATCTTGGTTTGATATCATACTCTAAGAAGTAAGACAGAGGGTATGTGATACCAGCATAGAAGTCCTCATTGATGATCATCTTTACATTATCCTCTCCCCACACTCTCACATATTTCTTATACTTATCAATATAACTTAGATTGATATCATCAAATTTCATATGTGATTGTGGTGTGCCACCCTCTGTCAATGATTTTCTATTACAAATAGACCACAACCTACAAATAGGATCTCTTAGCATCATTACTACCGTGATGTCAAAATTTTTGAGTAACTCATCTTTGATTGACAGCATGAATTCTTCTGTCAGTTGTTGTTCTGAATTAGAAAAATCTAAGAGAGACTGATACTCACCCTCTATATCTTTCCATAATTTGAGATAGTAATCTATGTACTTGTCAAGACTTGGTTCTTTATCAAACGTATGTTCAGGCATGAATATTTTGTCAGGTAATGACCATGGTCTGTACATACCCTTACCATATTTTTTCTTACTCTGATGAAGTTTCTCTCTATCTTTCTCTACCTGTGGTGATTGTATGTGAAGTAAGTAGTTACTCTCTTTTACACCACCACCATGTCCATACTTGTTACTCCACAGTGTGTAGTACAACGAAGTAGTTCCAGATGAAGGATACCCTGCATTCAATAAAAGTTTAGGTTTCATACGTACTTTCTTACAGACACACCATCTATATTAGAATAGTTATCGTCAGGTTGTAAGGACTTCAATGCATCTGTACCCCACCTACCTGAATCAATCTGCATAAATTTTATATTGTGCTCCTCTGCTATCTGCTTACAGTATCCAACATCTTTTTGATTGTAATTGAAAACTATGTACTGCCATGTAGTAGGCACACCAAAAGATGCACATTTCAACATGATATCGAATAATTTCTCTCCATCTTGGTTTACCCTATACTTGTGACTATCCTTAGGCAAACCATCTATAGCAAACACCCACTCAATATTTTTACCTCTAGACATTATAAATGATTTTGTCCACCACATTTTTGGTTTGACTGCTACAGCAGTATGAACTACAACCTTCCTATTTTTCTTTAAACATATGTGAAGAAGATTATGAAAGTTTGGGTGAAGTACAGGATCAGACACCTGCCCACAAAAAGTTATTGCTTGAAAAAAATTTGATATTTTCTCCATGTCTGACTCAGTTATGTCAGAACCAGGTATATGTTTGAACTTATCTCTTGCACAACCAGGACATCTATTAGTGCATCTATTTGATAGGTCTAGGTTGACTCCGTACATGATCCACAATAATGATGACAAACATGAGGGGCACTTTCTGGATCGTTTTTTATAACATCAAAGAAAGACTGCCATTCATCTGATAATATTATATCACTTATCTTATCTACATTCTCAACTTTGAATTTTTCTTGCACAAGTTCAGGTATCAATTTCATATTCTCATGATCCATCCAACAACATGGTAGAAGATACCCTGTCGCACTCCAACCAAAGAATCCCCACTTATCGAGACACTTAGGTTTAATCATCCATTATATTCCCACATGTAGGATCTATCTCCATACTCATCTGCTTTCTTCCATCTCTCTCCATCACTGTCAACTGTATCTTCCTCATCCCATAAACCATCACTTACAAAACCAAACGGTGCCATATCCTGTTCTATAGCATTCTTCTGCTCTTCGTATATACGCTTCCTTACATCTTGGTCTGTCATCTCTTTGAAGTAGTCCTGTGCCACCAACCATGAGAATATGACTAGACACATGGCAAGGTCATCGTTACATCCTTCCTCTGCCTCAAACGATTGCTTCTTCTGTATGAACGTAGTCAACTCCGATATGATGTTGTAGTCACAGAATATAAGTTTGTCTTCCTCCACCAGTGTCTTGAGGTTAGAACAACCGACCTTCTTTGTGGTTGTGCTCATCTTGACACCTAGTTGTGTCTTGACACCAGAGAATCCTGATCCAACTATCTGACCTGCTCTACCTCTCATAGCAACCATAAGTAAGTTCTCATACTCTAAGTCATAAAATAATATAGATGCCACCTGATCACCAATATCATTTACCTCACACAGAACATATGCATTGTTATATGCTTTTGCTACATCATATATGATAGATGGAAACAGCATGGGTTTGACTTCGTTGTCTCTATATGTGGCAACAATTTTGTAAGGGAACTCTGTTATGTCAGCTACTATAAATGCACTGTAGTCTTTTGATATACCTCTGGCTACGTCCACAGTCACAATATAATCTCGTTTACCCCATGGTCTTTCATAGACAGAGAGTTTACCATTTTGCTCTACAGGTTGTTCATAGACCAATGCCTTCAGTTTAGAAGCAGCGATAAGAGTATCAACAGATCCTAAAAATTCACACTCAAACTCAATAGCAAATTGTTGTTTGCTCGTGTTCTTTATTGTTTGTTCTTTCCACTTAGAATCTCTACCTGGCACTTCAGACCAGTGTACTTCCGTAGGACAATACTCGTTCTGACCACGTTCCGCATCATGCCACATTCGATAGAAGTGATTCATACCATGTGGAGTGGAAACTATTATAACCTTCGTAGATTTACCAGAAGATATAGTAGGATACACAGACGCAAAGAAGTCATCTGCTAGGTGATTTTGTACGAATGCAAATTCGTCTAAGAATATGATATTGAATGACATACCTCGGACTGCAGATGCCGAAGTACTTGCTGCTATTATTTTAGATCCGTTTTCGAGTTCCAT